TTTGCCCTTTCTCGGATACACAATCATAGAGTTGGCATAGTCGGTCACTGGATTTGATATACAAATAACCCGTGCACATATTTTTGGTATTTCCATTTTGCTGAGAATCATTTTGGACCCAGACATCGTAGGTGGTATCTTGTTGCCATGCCGTCAAATCGTGAAGCGGATTGGATCGAAAGACGATGTCACCGTCCACCAAAAGAACATGTTTCTTGAGCGACAGAATCCGATAAATGAGCTCCAATTTTAAATAACAGATTCGATCATATCCTTTCGTATTCCAGGGGCAAAATGTGCCTAACTCATTCTCCTCCACACAGTACACCTGATACCCTCTCCTTCGAAGAATCGCAGCGCCCTTGGTATCCAGGCAAACCAATAGAACCTTTTTATCCAATCCAAAGGGCTCGAGACTCTTTAGCATGTTGAGTGTATACAAGAGATATCCGCGATTGGTAACGGTGGTGATGATGGTTTTATGAATAAGACATGGAAGAAGATGTGCCTCCGTTAAAGAAATCGACATAGCCTATTCTATTGAATTCTATTTAGACCCCGTTTTGAATTTCGGACATTCAGAGACCGACTCGCATTTTACAAAAAATTTAAAGGTAGAAACTGGTAGTATGGAACTCGCTGCCTTGTCAGGACTTCTTGGATTAGGATGGGTGGTCTCACGAGCCGGTCAGAAAAAAACATCTGCACCACCAACCCTATCAGCCTCTCAATCAATGGCCCAAAATGTAGCCTCTTCAAGAGTTCTCCCCCCTTCCAACCGAGAGCAACCACTTCTTCGTGAAGGATTCATGCCCGCCGCACGAGGTCCAAACTCGGATCCTCTTACTGTCGCCCCAAAAGGCGCATCCGCCACGGGTTTTGGTCCCGAACTCGATATGATGTATCAGATGCCAAATGGCCAAACCTATCCATCGGAACCCAGTACTGGGCCATACGGTACGGCACTTGGTTATTCTTCTAATAAGCCGCCTTACGCCCCAGGATATACTCCGGGTACCATGCCCGCCCCTTCTCCCATTGATTCTAATGTCCCTATGATGGAATATCGTTCTGATAATACGGAAAGCAGCCCCACTTATATTGATAGTGATTATGTCGTTAGTCCACTATCAGGTCAAACCATCCCATCCACCGAGTTTAAGCATAACAATATGCAGCCCTTTTTTGGAGGCCGCATCAAACAAAATATGGCACCTCAGGCCAATGTGAGTGTGCTCGATGCCTACAATGGAAATGGGTCCACGCAAATGAAAAAGCGCGAGGTCGAAAATATGTTCGAGACCAGCCGTGCTCCCTATGGAAATCCCTATGGCATGGAGGATAATACTGAATTCTTTCAGTCACGCATCACAAGCCAGGCACCCATTGCCCGAAATGGAGAGCGCCCCTTTGAGCCTACCAAAGTTGGATCAGGCCTCGGTGAGAAGTTCGGCTTTGCGGGCAAGGGTGGATTTCAGCAGCTGGAAATCAATGAAATCATGCGTCCCAAGGATACCAACGATCTCCGCGTCATCTCCAACCCCAAGGAAACCTATGATACACCGATGGTTCCTGGAGGCCATTTCATTGGAACAAATGCAGATGTCAAAGATGTGGGTGAAGTTCGCAAATACAAGCCTGATACCTTCTACATTGATGAAACAGGTGAGCGCTTCTTTGTCACAAATGGTGAGATCATCAAAGAGACTGTGCGTTCCACACAAATTCTTCCTCACACCACGCGTCCAGAAACCTCGGTAGAATATGAGGGATCAGCATCATCGCAGGATTTTGGAGAGAGTTATGTCACGGGTTCGTACCGCATGCCGATGTCGCAGCAATATGGCGGGGCAGGTTATCGTAATGCGGACATGACAACCTACTATACGAAGGACATGGGGGCACAAGAGGCAGATTATGGTAAATCATCAATCGAGATCCGTCCCAATGAGCGCAATGAGACTTCGGAGCGTGTGATGGCACTGAATGCGGTTCCTGCAGAGAATGGTATGGTAATCGCGCACTACACGGATGATGCCCGCCCCACGCGCCGTGCGGAAACCACGGGCAACATTCGCATGACGGGTACACCGATCACCTATGCGGAGCGCGCCCCTGCGATCACCGTGTGGGATCCGAAGGATATTGCCCGTACCACTGTGAAGGAATCCACCATTTATCTGGATCGTCCTGGTATCATGGCGGCCGCGTCGGCGCCGAACCGTCTGAAGGTGTACGACCCTGATGACATCGCAAGACCGACACAGAAATCGCAGCTGTCGAACAACCTGGCATGGACGGGACCTGGTGGCAATGGTGCATGGAACGATGTGATCGATCCGAGCTTTGCATACAACATGCGCACCAATCCAAACAAGGAGCAGATTGCTCGCGGCCGCAAACCAATCGCGGGTGCGGGCAGCTCGGCCACCTTCAATGGCGATCCAGGTCGCCAAGTGTCAAAGAAGCTGGATGCGGACTACATCAACGATCGTGCCCTCGCCATCAATCGCTCACTGGATATTACGCCAGGCGTGGGCGATATTGGCCGTGTCGAGTATCGTGTTCCACTCAAGCTGGATGTCAGCCGTGAGCGCAACACCTATAGTGCAGTGGAGGCCGTTGATAACAATCCGCTTATGCAGAGTCTTCGTAAGAATGCGGAGATTGATGAGGCGGCGATCCGTGAATACCGTCAGTACCTTTCCGCACAGGCATAATTTATTCGATTCTAATAAAGGGAATGTCTTGCCCTAAGTCACCTTCGGTGGCGACGCTATGCCCTAAAACTCATCGATTTTCAAATGGATTTCGAGTGATCTATCAAGAATCTTCGCAGTCCATTCCCGTTTCCAGTATGCATGTCTTCTGTGATGTCGGATCAGTCTTTGAAGTAGATGGTATACGGGGTGCCTCGCATTTGGTAGAACATATGTGTTTTAAAGGCACAGAGACCATTCGAGAGGCAAGAAACCTTCTCGTTCAGTATAATAAGATTGGCGCGGATTTTAACGCGTACACGGAGAAGCGATATACGACCTATCACATCAATTGTGATGATACCCATGTTCCTATGTGTTTGAAATTGATGTCCGATATGATATTACATTCTGCATTTTCCAAAAAGGAATTTTATAAGGAGCAGAAGGTTGTGATTGAGGAACAGATTCGTGGAGAGGATAGTCATATTGGTATTCTGGGGGATGACATGGATGCAATCTATTTTCGAGGCAGCCCCTATGCATTTCCGATCGATCACATTTCATATCATCCCACGCCCACGCATTTATCCTATGAGGATATTCTCAAATGGTATAAATGGTATTATCATCCATCCAATATGGTATGTAGCATTGTTAGTAATTTGCCATTTACCAAGGTAATTTCCATATTAAAGCGCACTGCATTTATGGATCCACCGCCAAAGGAATGCCCCCAGCTTCCATTTGCCTTTCCCAAACTTATGCCAGCATTGGCACCGATGAGTTCAGGGAAGGTGAATATTCGATACATTCAGAAAAAGGGTGTGGCGGCAACCATTTTGGCGATTGGATTTCGTACCTGTGGCTTTCGGTCTCCTGATAAATACCCGCTGATGGTCTTGCAGCAAATCCTGAATGGTTTTAGTGGAAGATTATTTACAGCTCTTCGTACCAAGCGCGGATTGACCTATTCTTCCGCATGCATGGTAGATTTCAACGAACATGCAGGTTATCTCCAGATTCGGGTCTTAACGGATCCAAAACGACTTATACAGGAGAATTGTGATGGAGTTCTACCCGTTCTTGTTCGTATGATAGAGGAACTGAAAAAGGGAGTTACGGCGGAGGAAGTGCGTCATGCAAAGGGAGGTCTGAAAGGGGCTTATTTATTGAATTTGCAGTCAAATGATGCAATTGCGAGCTATAATGGTTCGCAGATCATTCTCACGAATCAGTCTCCGAAAGTTCCCTTTCAAGAAGTGTATGAGACCTATTTGGCGAAGGTGACAAAGGCGGAAATTGATCGCGTCATTCAAACTTATGTGTGCAAGGAGAATCTACTGGTGGGACTTCTGTATGATCATGCGGTTCCGAAAAAGAAGATCGAGGAGATTGTGGATCGTGTGAAATAATCAAAGTAAAGAGTTTAAACAACTCCATTTATACATGAGTAAATGGAGACCAATCCAGAGGAAACAACCGTTGCCCCTGTCAAAGAAGACTGCGTTAAGGATGACTGCGTTAAGGATGACTGCGTTAAGGATGACTGCGTTAAGGATGACTGCGTTAAGGATGACCCTGATAAGGAAGTACCAGTAACAAGTTCATTGGATTATGTGAAGGGATGGTGGGGCAGCTATCAGCAATTTGTGGCGGGCGCAGTATTTGGCATCTCCGCCATTCTACTGGGATCCTTCCTTCGGTCTCGTCGTAATTAATTATGCAGGTAGAATAGAATGCCAAGACGTAAGTGTGGATCAAGAAAGCGCCACTCGGGTGGTGCAAATGACATTAATCCGGCACCATACCCACGGTCCATTATGGCGCAGGGACATCAGCCAAGCCATGCGATTATGCGGTGGGCGACCACGGCAGGTATTCCTACACCGGCTAAGATGTACAATGTGGCTCATGGTGGAAAGCGTAGCACCAAGCGAAAGCGTAGCAAGCGTACTAGAAAGCACCGTGGAGGTAATTGTGGCCCATGTGGAATGATGCGTCAATAAAAGAAGAGGTGAATCTTCTATATTCAGTATGATCTACTTGATAATGAATATAGATATGTAAGAATATAAACCCTCCTATCGATGAATTCATAAAAGGGCATGCTGTCACAACGAGATATGATATCCCGCTCACAGCGGGAAATGGACCATACTCCCATTATTCTAACCGGCCCCCCTGGATGCGGAAAAAGCCACTGGATTCAGAAATATGCCGAACAAGTTAACAAACAACTCTTTGTCTGTCCCTGCCGAAAAGATCGTACCCTTCGTGACGGTCGCCAGAAGCTCCACATTTGGGCCCGCCGCACCGAACCCGCTATTTTGTGGCTCGAAGGTGCCGACGATTTGACGCCCGAAGCGCAGGCCTTCTTGCGCCGCATTTTGGAGACGCATGCCTCGGATGTACTTTTCATTTTGGAGTGTCGCGACGCTGGTCGTCTTCAGGAGCCCATTCGCTCTCGCTGCAAGATCAAGAAAATCCCTCCTCCCTCCTGGTCTGATTTGGAGACCTATCTCTCCTCTTTTCACGGAATGAATGTATCGGATGTCAAGACCTATCTTGAACCCAATGAGTATTCCTATCGACGTGCAACACAATGCGCCATGCTTCAACTTCACTATCCAGAGACATGGAAGACAACTCTTGCACATCGTAAACAAGAGCGCAGCGAACTACCCACGCTATCGGCCGATCAGCTCATCTCTTATATTCAGAGGGGATATCACCCTGATACACTCATTCATTCTCTTTTATCGGATGAGCGCATTCTAAAAGACTACGGTGCCTGCATGGAACGAGCGGGATCATTATGGGCGTTTTTGGGGAGTGCCTTGGATCGTCGTACACCTGCGTTCGATACGGTCGCTACAACAACGCCAAAGGAAGAAGAATGAACCGTGATTCCGTGCTATCTGTCTACTCGGATGCGCGAACAGAGTACACCAAACAGCTCTGTGTCTTCCTGGTTCCCGCTTATTTTCAATTCTTTGTCGATTTGCTCGAGAAAGCCAAGCAGGCCATGGTTAATGAGCCAAAGAAGGGACTATGGCAATTCCAGAATTACTTGAACGACATTCATGACTGGAACATGGAGCGGGTGAATCAAGAGATTCACATTATCAATACCAATTCAGGCTGTGATTATTTGGAGGATCTTCTTACGGCAGTTTTCATTGCGCACACCAAAGTACTGACGGCCATTCGTTTGTCCTCCAGTCAGAAAAAGGTGGAGATCAATATCCCTAAAGTGGAGCACTTTCTTTTTAAAGTTTTATGCGAGACATCTAAATTGCTGTGGAGTTCCACCTATCTCTTTCGAGATGGTATTTCGGGTATTGAGAAGCAGCAGAACTATCGAAACATTGAGACCATTTTGAACGATGGTGTATTGCAGGCGGTACGCAGCTTGGTCCCTGTCAAATCTATTTTGAAGGATTTTGTAAATCAGGATGTTACGGAGGAGGATAGCGATGATGAGCCCGAAAAGAAGGAGTTAACTATCCCGCCACCGGTTTCCATTACGGTAGAAGAGCCGAAGAAGGAAGAGCCTCCAGTTGTTGTACCTGAAGAGAAGCACGAAGAGAGGCACGAAGAGAAGCCCAAAGAGAAGTCTGAAGAGCAGCCGACCATTATCATTGATGATAAGCCTACGGTTCGCTTCGGACAATTTGATGCGGTATTTGATTCGGATCACCCTAATGACTCCGATATGATTTATGATCCGAAGGAGGGCGAAGAGGAAGATTCCAATGATAAGGAGGCTCCGGTTCTTGAAATTATGGAGGAGGGCGGATCCTCTCTTATGGACGGTCTTGATTTTGATACACTGGATGCGAAGAATGAGGATATTGGTTTGGAGGACTATGAGGAATTGGCCTAGGCGCGGTTGTAAAGCGTGTGTTTTTCTCACACGGACTGAATAATGATGCCAGCGTGGTTCCCATGGATACTTGTGGGTGGAATTGTCTTTATTCTTCTGAGCTATGTTGGTGCGAAATACAAGGACAAGGAGTATCGTAACATTCAATTTCTACAGGATTTTATCAGTGGCGCCATTCTGATTGCTTTTACGGGTGTTCTAGTTCCCGATGTCTTTCCGAAAGTGGAGCTCCCCTCCATGATTTCATATCTATCAAGCGAATTAGTGGACGATCAGGATTTGCAAGTGGGTCCACCCCGTTTGGCGGGACGATAAATTAAATGAGAGTCAGGGATAGAGATGTCGCCTACAATCTATGACTCATCATTAATTACGAAGCGTCGTCAAATGAAAGCAGAATCCGGCAACTTTATTAATCGCATTCAGAACCCCATTCAGCCCAATACTGGATATGCTCCAGCTCTTGGAATCTGGGATCAGTCCATTATTAATGATGTAAAGAACGGTCAAATGAAGTATTACCGCAAAGGTATGGGAGGCTGCACGACGGTTAGCAATGGATGCCCTTGTGAACCCCTTCCTGCTTCGGCGAATGCATGCTGCGGTACTAATTAAGATTCATGTAGATTCATGTGTATATGATAGTAAGTTGTATTTCTATCATATACAAAATATACTAAAAGTTTTACAAATTAGACGCCCAGTGAATAAATAGTTTCCTCCGTCACACCCGTCCATACGAAGTTCTGAAATACAGCACGTGGAAGTTGCTCTTTTGGCACCGCTCGATGAACATCTTGTGCGATATGAATATAGAGTTCAAATCCCTCGTATTTCTCGTCTCCGTGGCGATCCTCATAGATGGTCTGGCCCGCATCATTCACCGTCCAGCTCCAGAGCAAATTATAGAGGGGCGACTTGGTCTCATACACCTTCCAGGAATCCTCTTGGCTCAGAATGGGGACATGCTTTCCCTTCTTCTTCGGAGGCGGATCGGGAAAGAGACCATCAATGAGACTAACGGAGAGCCTGCAAAGATCAAAGGAGGGATTGGGGACCACTTTCGGTTTATGGTGATCGAAGAAGGGTCCAAAATTATATTGATCTCCCGCATCCTGATCTGGCCAATGATCATCCGATACCCAGAGATGCTTTCCCAATCGGAAAATGGAGCGACCAAAATCAATGATCGTAAAAATCTTTCCATAGGTCGGCACCTTCCACATGGTCCCATCCTTCTTTTTGTAAAATAAGAAGGCCTTGTCCGTTTTTCTCCACAAAATATTATTGGAGTGGAGATCATTATGGGTGAAACAGATGGAACTCTGGAGAAGGGTTAGTACAGAAATGACTTGAAACAACCAGGCAATCCATCGTGCTTCCCATGCTGCACTGCCCCGTTTGCATCCATCTATTTCATCCTCATCCAGCAAATCATCCATGACACCCTCTTGTGCTTCCTGTGCGATTAAAATGATGGGCATATTTGGAATTTCGAGGCAAATGTCAAAATTACCGTCCATGGAGTCAGAATCCGAACCAGACTCTGAGCCAGATTGAGACTCCGAACCAGACTCCGATTGAGACTCTGACAGAGATTCCGCATCAGACGGAACATCAAAATCAGAATCCTCCGCCGTTTGTTTCAAGATTTTTTTATTGATCTCAAAAATGTTCGATCCATTTTCCGCCTCTTCTTCGATGTTGTCAAAGGTGATCGATTCCACGGATTCGATATCACTCTGATCCAGGGGATCCACCAATGCAATAGGCTCCAGTTCCGAATCAGAATCGGAATCTTCAAACGGGGATACTGTAATTTCCTTGTAGAGTTCATCCAGCGCCTCTTTATCTTCGGTGTTCTGATGCAAGAGGGTTAGGCGAGCACTATGTGACTGCATGCCTTTCCAGAACCAGCGACATTGGCGATAACTGTCATATTCATTTGAAATATTGAACTGATAGATCTTGCTGATCCCCGTAAAGGTTCCATAGGAAAGTACACAATGCGGCGTTAAATCCAGTTCACGAAAGCGGCTCAGTACGAAATTGGCAACGGCATCCACATAGGCCTGATTGTTGTGACTGTGAAGTTTAAGAAGAGTATTCTTCCATGTCTTTTCACTTTGAGGAAGGAGAGGATGCTCGGGGCATACATATTTCTCCTTGATCATATCGATCGGGTTGAGAAGGTGAACCACTTTAGTAAAGACCTCGCACTCTTCGGTTTGATCGGGTTGATCGTAGACGGCCCGTTTTGCCTTCCAGTGTTTGGGGCGATCTTGTGAGACCCATTCCTGAATTTGATACTTGGTAGGGAGTTCCATGTTCTTGTGAGAGAGGGCTGATTCAGGGATAGTAAAGAGATCAAGAGCGGGAAAGTAGCGTTGTAAGTGGTCGTAATGAGAAAAAGAGGAACGATCATTGTCTGATAGTTCATGCGCTCGGCAAGGATCGCGCTGAATTCCCTTCAGAATGGATCTCATCTCATTTCTTCGTAGACTTCTCAACCGGGTCCACAAGCGCACCATGCGAAAAGGCATTACTGTACAGTCGGACCAGCTCGCCCTTTCCGATGGAATTCTGTCGAGCAGTATCTTGACTGACCGTATAGTCCAGTGACTGAAATCGGTTACGCAGAACGGTCCGATCGATTCGAGCGATAATCCAGTGCCAACTTTTAGGGCATAAGTTCTCCAATCCCGTCTCCACACTCTCGCCACATGCCCCTCCATAGGCTCGAATGGCAAAGTCGGCTCCCATAGGCGGTGTCGGTTGGCCTTGTGTATCCTTTGGACCCAATCTCATGAACTCCCAGTCAGGATGCGTCGTTGGTAATTTGATAAAAGGGCGAGCATCGAGCCGATTCTGCCAGATTTGGAAACAGCATTTTGCTGCCATGGGAGGATCAAAGGAACAGGGCTCCGAAGGGATATCTTCATCCCACACCAAGTGAAGGGATCGGGGCAGTTTATTATGAACACTGACGCGGCGAAAAGTGCGTGGAACAATGAAGGCGATGACATCCGCCCATTGCACGGCGTGTTGAAAGAACCTAATCGCAAGAGAGCAGATTCGACCAAAGGGAGGATTACCGATCACCAAGATGGGGGCTTCCATGTGAGGTGGGGTATACTCAAAGAAATCCTGCCGAATAATGTCAGGATGTTGAGGGGAAAGATCTATCCCTATTCGTTTTTCAGTGGGGATTTGTAAGAGAAAGCTGCCATTGCCTGCACTAGGTTCAACCACTAATCCCCAATTCGACCAGGGATAGCGATCACCCACATGCTTAATACATGTCTCGGCAATGGTGGGAATGGTATAGAATTGATCGAGCCTGCTTCACGTACGGTAGCACAAACAGTAGTTGCCATTATGTGACGATTGTTATATATCCCATCTTCAAATTTTACGATGAAACGCGTTTACAACATTCATGACAAAAAAGGGTTGTTGTACTAGAATTATCATGGCAACACAAGGGGGTGTCAATGTCAATCTCCGGAAGTTTGTTATGAAATCCATTCCACAGGATGCCGTGGCCGTCTTTATTGGTCGCCGTCGTACTGGTAAGTCCACTCTTGTTCGTGATTTGCTCTTTCATCATCAAGATATGCCGATGGGCTGTGTCATTTCCGGAACAGAAGAGTCAAACGGTTTCTTTAAAAAGATTGTTCCACCGATGTTCATTCATGGAGAGTACAACCCTGTCATTTTGGCAAACTTTGTAAAGCGCCAGAAATTGGTGATGCAGCGCATTCAACAGGATGAGGGCAAGGGTATCAAATCAAACATTGATCCCCGTGCCTTTATGATTTTAGATGATTGTATGTATGATGATTCATGGACGCATGACAAGAACATTAAATATTTATTTATGAACGGGCGATGGCTCAAGGTCTTCTTCCTCATTACCATGCAGTTTCCACTTGGTATTCAGCCCGCTCTTCGTACCAATGTGGATTATGTATTTATTCTGAGAGAGCCCTACATGAATAATCGTCGCCGTCTCTATGAAAATTACGGTTCTGCCTTTCCCTCCTTTGAATTTTTCTGCCAAATGATGGATCAGTGTACGCAAAACTACGAATGTCTGGTGATTAACAACAATACACAGAGCAATAAATTGGAGGATACCATTTTCTGGTACAAGGCGGAAGTTCATGGTGAATTTAAGATGGGTGCACCTGAATTGTGGCGTCAGTCCGAGATGTTGGCGCGTATCAAAGAGGAGGAGGATATCAACCAGTATGATCCCCGTACGTCACAAAGACTGAAAGGCCCCGCGATCAATGTAAATAAGAAATATTAATAGAATGAATCGATACAGCAAACATCTTTCTGGTATTGTGTTTATGATACTATTAGTTGGAATGGTTGTATATTTTGCCGTAAATCTACGGTCTTGCGAATCCTTTGTGGATGCGGGTCGTTGTGGCGTGGATTTGCCTTCGTGCTCGGGAAAACGCATACGGTGTATGAATGGATATTGCAAATCGCATATCCCTCCTGAGCTGCCCTGTCTATCTGATCTACCTATGACGCCACCGACGCGTTATTAATAAAACCTCACCCTGTGTTAGAAAATGGCTCACTCCAAATCACTGGGCATTGGTGCAATGGTTGTTCTACTTATTATTGCAGTTAGCTTACTACCTATGATTGTTCGTTATGTCAATCGCATGGAACCTCACTTTGTGGATGGATTCGCGGCAGTTCCAGAGGCCTATTTTGAAGATTACAATGCAGAGGAATTTCGTAATTATATGACACCGATGGACATTGCCGATGATTCCACGGATCAAGGTGTCACCGATGTTCCTGCCATTGGCCGCACCTCTCAGCTTCCCTCATGGCGCCCTGACCTCAACACCAATTACCTCTGCCGCTCTCCGAACGAAAGCGGAGTGCCATGCCCTGAGGGACAGTTCTGCGATGGAACGACCCAAGGATGCGTCCCTGTGGCAATGTTTGGTGATCCCAACAAGAATGTGGTTGGATATTTTGCGTAACAAAAAACTCATAATAGTTTCTATTATTTATTTTTTGTATAGTCATCTACTCGGATGGTGTTACGGATGGTGTTACAGATGGTGTTACAGAAGGCGTTACCACCTCATTCTCCACCTTCTCCACCGAAACCGCAGCCTTCTCCACTTTGCGCTGAAGAGCCAAATCACCCTGACCGCCAAACAGGGAGTCAAATGAACTTGAGGAGCCGCCATCCGCTGACACCACCTGCTTCGAGCCCTTCGTACGCTCATCAAAGAACTTCTCACGCGAATCCTCATTCTCCTTGTACTTCTTCATGAGTGTGTTCAGCTGATCGTTGCCATACTCTTGATCCTGAACCTCATGCGGCTGAGGATCCCACGGCGTCCACTTGCCGACATCCGCCATAAAGATGTTGTGATACTTATCCTTCGACTGGAGCTTCTTCGCCTTGAGCTCCGCCTCCTTCGGATTACCATAGACACCGCGTACTTTCACGCCGCGAATGGAAGTGTGAAAGTCATTCTGCGCGTGAAACTCCTCCTCCAGCTTGGTCTTGTGCGAATACAGGAAATCATCATAGGCCTCGTTGATCTTTGTCTTATTGAGATCGGCCTTGCTCTTCTGCACGAAAGATCCATACGAAGTCATGATATCATCCACACGAAGACGATTCTTACGGCAAAGGGCAGCAGCCTCGAATTGATCCTTCTTCTCGAGCTCCGTGGCATGCTCATTCAACTCCTCATTCACATGCGTTACGGTGTCCACCAGGAACTTCTCCAAATTCTTAATCTTCCAGTCGACCTCGTAGGCATGAAGGAAACGCTTAAAAAAGAACAGGTCCTTCTTTTCGAGCACTTTCTCCGGACTTAGGAAACTGAGGAGCACATAGCGCTGGCCTGGAATCTCAGTGTCCTCGTCAAGAAAATCCTCCAATACGGTGTCGGGTTTATCAGAAGCGCTCATCTCTATGATTCTCTGCGTTGCCATGCTTTAAACTCATTGCATTGCCTGAAGTCATCCGAGTTCAGATGAGTTTTTTTCTTGGGTCTGAATATAGAAACATGATGGGCTACGGATTTGCTGAAATTGTTAACCGCGTTATTAAGTATCTGATCGAGGGTCTTGTGATTGCTGCCGCGGCCATCTTTATCCCCAAGAAGTCCCTCCCGCTGGATGAGGTCGCCACCCTCGCCGTTCTCGCCGCCGTTGTGTTTGCCATCCTTGATGCTGTGAGCCCGAGCGTGGGAGTTACGGCTAGACAAGGCGCCGGCTTCGGATTGGGCGCAAATCTCGTTGGCTTTCCTGCCCGTTTGTAAGTACCCATTTTTGAATAAACACAAATCCATTTTGTGTATTAGATCAAAACATGGTATGACCCCCGCCCTTTGACACTTTTCTAAAAGCTGTAAAATAACATATACTCCAAAGTATAGGATATTATGTTGTTGGATTGAGTATCGTGTAACAAATCATATGATCCAGTTTAGAAATGTGTGTTTCATATATTGATTTTGAACTAATAAAGATGCACTGAGGTTCCTTCTCTTGTAGTTTTTCTATTGCTGTTTGAAGAACCTTTTTCCAATCATATGTATTATTCCAGATATCAGTTTGACTGATATGAATGATAGAGAATCCTTCTTTCATTGAATAATGTATTTTCTCTATATCTTTTACTTGAACGCTTTCAGGAGTACTCCAATTGGATATTTGGGTAAAATGTTGCGCTCCATCAACTTCAATTAGAATCTTTTTAGAAATCGATCCGAAATCAAATGGCATGATATTTCCTGTATTCGAAAAGCGACACCAGGGAAAGAGAAGTTGTGTAACCCATTCGCCATCTTGTGATTTTAGAAAGGTGTGTACTTTTGCTTCTGTCTTCTTTTTACAATATGGACACCAATATCCAGTTAGGACATTGTATAATTTTGATTTAAATTCAGAATGACATAGATCACAATCAAATATGCAAGTGGTTTCTGAACCCTTAAACAGTTTGCGTGGAAAATCTGTATTTTTAGTACTCCAACAGTGAATCTGTGGATGAGAAGCAAATGATTTTTGATGACAAGGTTTACAATCTTCCTGCTCACATAAGTATTTATTGGCACAATAGGGACATGATCCACTACGATTTATATAATGTTGAATTTTTGTTTCATATGTATGATAACAATTTAGACAATTAAATTTTACTTTTTTATTGGATTGAAGAAATACTTGTCTTGGTTCTAATTTATTATCAGCAGACCAAGCTTTACAAATATCATGAGACGCACATGATTTTTCACAACAAACATTACATTCTTGTTCATCACATAATGTTTGATTACTGCAAAACGGACAGTGTTTATCCTTATTAATACTGTATAATGCAGATGGAAATGTATGTTTACATTCTACACATTTAAACCAGCATTTCTTATCAGATCTTTGCATGATTTGTCTTGGTTGTATTTCATTTTGAATCGACCATGATTCTGCCATTGGATGTGATGCAAATGATTTTTGATAGCAGAAGAGACAATCATCTTCATCACATAATCCATCACTATTACAATATTTACACCATTGGCCAGAATTTATATTATGTAGACTCATTTCAATTTCATGCCCACAATCATGGCAATCAAACTTATATTTCTTATTGCTACTTTTGGTAACTTGATTGGCTCGAAGTTCATTTTGTGAACTCCAACAAACTGCTCGAGGATGTGTCGCAAAAGAACGATCGTAACATATTTTACACGACTCTTTTCCACAAAGTGATTTTTGTGTTGGTAAACAGCTCATTGATCGCTTATTTAATCTAGAAATGTGAATCAATTTTAAGCTTCCGGATTTGGTATGGGTGCCAACCTCGTCGGCTTCCCTGCCCGCATGTAAATCCGGTTTACATCGAAATGACTATCATATTGAATAGATGTCCTATTATTTATGATAATTACAATTTATGTTTAAAATCATATGAAATAATAGAATGGGAAGTTGGTTTAGTTCGTCGGATTCTAAAAAGAGAGCAATACGCCATATATGAATGAGATAAAACACCGTGAAGAGCGTAAATTGCGTCTTGAACAAGATGACTATGATAAAACACAACAAAAAACACAACAAGGAGGCAAACGCCACTCAACGCGTCGAACGAAGAAACGCCGCGGGACAAAGCGTCAGATCCGTTAAATCTCCTCGCTGAATGATGTTCTGAATATCCAAATGAATTTTGCAGTTATTCGTTCGCACCAGAGTCAACGATAAATCACGACGCCCAACAAGTAACGGAGTCGCCAGAAAAGTCGCCAGCTGACCATAATGAATTTTCTTATGAGGTCCATAATATTTCACTTGAACGATGTGCTGAAAACATTCATCGATGACATCAATTCCTTTATCCGTCAAAGGGAACCCAGCATTTCGTTTATGGCTCAGAGGAAGATCCTGATAGACATAAAAGGGACGGTTGTGCTGTTTGGTTAAATGGATGGCTGCGTAGTATTCAAAGAGAGTTGGTCGATGTGTCATATGGAGCATCTGATCCTTCAAATAACGAAGATGAGACTTCATGATACAAATTATATTCTGTAGAGAATGATATCAATTTTATGGCTGATTATAATTTCTCAAACATCGAAAACATTTTAAGACCCTCGTGAAACAGACGGACATCCGCCAAAATCTTTTTCGCGAGCGCCTTCGTATTTTTATTGCGATACGATGAAAAAATCCACACATTTGCATTATATTGTTTCCAGTGCTGATACTGTTTGTAATCTGATCCAATTGTCATGTAAATGCTATAGAGTTCTTTCTTGTACGCTTTATGTGTATCGTCTGTTTGCGGAGTTATTGTTGCGGTAGGACATGGAATACTATGCGGACAAGTCTTTCCAGAGCCACATTGATGAGTCTCAATCATTTCAAAAGAATCCTCAAAAATGAGCCCCATCCATTTTAGCATGCGATCCATTTGTAACTGATCGAGTTCGCGCTCATCATCGGTATCGGATCGAACCAGCGTCGGGGTGGGCCGGTTTCCTCCTGAAAAATAAGAGGTGTATACACCTGTTAGACTCGAGGCCATAATCGGTGCAATGTTATTCACCACCAAATGGTACATAAATTCGGAGGCCACGGTCGCCATTTGTTGTAGGAGGGAATTATTTTGTAAGCCCTATTTTTTTCTAATACGCATTTTCAAATTAATACAAATTTCTACATTTTAGTCGAGATTTGTATTATCACGACGCTCATAACTCATATTTGTACCGTTTAGCAAGTTCTTATATAGTGCCATTTCATATCAGAACAGATCTGCTCCCATGTCTTGTCCTGCAAATACAACTTATCACGATTTTTGAGCAGAGGAAAGCAGGCCAGATACTCATCCATCTCCAGTAATTCGCAAAACTTATAAAGTACATACCCATACGACAAAAAGTTGCGACGGCCCTTCGGGCAATGCTTCTTAAACGATGGCTGAATTTCCCGAAACATATGTCGCAGTTTCTCCTCGTCTTCGCGCGACATGAACGGCGCATTTTGTCCATTCAGCCGATTAATAATGTGAGGAATATGTTCATAATATTTCGAGCATTTCATTTTACGAAGAATTTCACGCAGCTTCGTGGGCTTGAGAGATCCCATGTTGGTGATGCGCTCTTTCTTGAGTTGAATCAAGATCTCATCATAAATATCGGCGGGAATTTCAGTACTTTCCTTAGCTTGGAATTGGGCGAGCCATTCATTAAAATGATTAATTTTTTTATAAGCATAATAACAAATCTCGCGAGGGGGATCCTTATAGGATGGCTTGTCACTGTCGACCAAAATGAATTCCTGGTGTCCGCATTTAGCGCAGGTGAGATTGGCCTCATTTAAACACATATTCATTTCATTTCCGCAACGCTCGCATAGCGTCCAAGGATCGTCATATTCATCCTGGTTGTTTCGACCCATGGCAGGATCCTCCAAATGCAAATATTCATTCAGAAGCTGGTGACGCTGAAAGCTCTTTTTTTCATTGGAAGGGGCGGGCTCTGAACCATCGCTACTGGAATCCAGCTGAAAAGAATCAAGTCTACTATCAAGTGTTTTCTCTTGAGCGACTTCCTCCAAAATGGCTAAAATGGATCCAGGTTTAGCCTTGTTCGAAGTAAATGTTGCGGTACCCTGCTGGATTTGATCCTGGATATCATAATAATTATACAGAATATCACCTGTTCGAAGATAATAATCCATCACCTCTGTCCCATTTTCAATGGACTGGATGCGCTTCTCTAATACTTCTGCATCGCGCTCCCATCTCCAACTTTCCATATCGGTAGTGGCCTCTTTAATCTTCTTTTGAATCCGTGCTAGATCCTCTTTGTATTTTGCAATGTTATCTTTTTCTTCTAACATGGTTTGAACTTTCTGATTATGAATGGCATCGAGCGTGGTACGAGCTTCTGGGTTACTTCGCTTTGAGCTCTTTACTTTGAAAAACGCACTGTCACTCATCAAGTGTACTTATACGGTATGTGTGAGATGGTTTTAAACCCCTCCTGTTATCAATGGATGATTGAGTGTGAACTGCGTTTGAATTCTGTGAAAAATGCGTACGGTATGAGTTTATGATCCATAAAACAGATATTCAATGGTAATGGGTTCAG